CGGAATCGAGCGCAGGCAGATGGGCCCGGACCATCAGCTTGTGCTGCTGACCCCGTTGGTGCGCACATTGAACCCGTTTTGGGTGTGGGCGTGTGGCGAGAGGGTGCAGGCGCGTCGCATGTGCCGTTTCAACCCGGTCGTGGGGAACTTTGTACGATTTGAGGCGTCCAAGCCGGATGGCTTGTATCTCGTCACTGGGGTGACTGGAGAGTACGCCTCGAGTTGTGTTCCCGCAAGCATTGACTCAATCATCGCGAGCACTTCACGCACCATCACCGGAAAACTGGGTCGGGCTACCGTCTTGTCAAAGATGGACACCGAACTGGAGGGAAGGAAGGTGGATAAGTTTGCGAGTGAGATCCTGCTGGAGTTTCACCTTGCCAAGTTGGACACGAAGGAGCGCGTCTCCATCGTGAACGCAGTGCGCAGGTTCCAGTGGGTGTCTCGACCGGCAGAATATGACGAGGACGCCAAGGTTGGAATGACCGCGTTCATGAGCCCCTTGCTGGATGGAGGTTTTGTCCCCGACATCTGTAAGAGCAATGAGGAGCGAATGGTGGACAAACGGGTTAAGGAGGTGACTGCGAAAGAGTTGCCGGTGTCGAAGTTTATGATGGATGTCATGGATGAGTTTCTAACTTTCCTGATTCCGGAGGAACAGAAGCACAAGCTCGCACCAGTGGATGTGGAAGAGGTCTACGTCAGACAGTCGAGGCCGAGCCAGAGGGCGATATTGTCCGAGGCCGAGCACACGGAGTCGACAGGAGAGACCAAGCAGTTCATCAAGCGTGAGGCATACGGTTCTGTCAACGACCCACGTGGTATATCCACGATTTGTGGTCCAGACAAACTACAGTACTCCCGCTATATGTACGCTTTTACGGACGAGGTAATGAAGCCCCAGGTCTGGTATGCCTTTGGTAAATCACCGAAGGAAGTAGCCGATCGTGTGACAGAAGTCGCGTGTGGCGCCGTTGTGAACGGGGCCATGAAGGACTTTTCGCGCATGGATGGGCGACACGGCAACGTGTTGCACCACTTTGAGCGACGCATGTACGGCCGCGCTTTCAGCCCGGAGCACCATTTCCACTTGTTCGAGGTGATGGATCGCCATCACCACCTGCGTGCAAAGACGACGTTTGGGATCAGGTACATGACGGAGTACCACCGCTTGTCAGGCGGTGCAGATACGAGTTGTGGTAACACTGCCGACACCGCGTTCATTGCGTACCTCACTTACCGAATGCAGGGCTTGGGTCCTGCTGATTCCTGGCAGAAGCTGGGCGTCTATGGAGGTGATGATGGCTTTGACACTGATGTGGATTCTAAAGTTGCAGCCAGGGCGGCCGCGCTTGTTGGTCAGAAGCTGGATCTAGAAATAGTGAAGGTAGGAAAGCCGGGTGTGTGCTTCCTTGCCAGACGGTTCGGGCCCGACGTTTGGTACGGTGACAACAACTCGTGTTGTGACATAAAGCGCCAGCTTGCCAAGTTCCACTTGACCGTGAACTTGCCCAGCAAGGTGACAGCGCAACAGAAGCTGCAGGAGAAATCTTTCAGTTTCGCTTTGACCGATAAGAACACTCCGATAATTGGTGAGTTTGTGACGAAGGTGCTCGACATCTTCCCTCTCAAGAAACAAGAGTTTAGAAATGAGCTCGGAATCTGGGGAGTGGAAATGGATGCCGACCGCCAGTACCCCAACACCAGAGCGCAGTGGATGGACGATATCGTTACTGCTGAGTTGCCGGACTTTGATCTTGCTCGTTTTAGAGGATGGATCGAACAGGCTACAGGCGGAACAATACTCAGTCCCCCGCAGTTTGCTGAACGACTACCCGCAGATCCCAAACCTGGTATTGTCGCCGTTGACGACGACATTATCGTTTCGGGGGAGCCGGCAGCAGTTGAACAGCCAGCTCGACCAGTTGAGGTCCCAGCTGATGGGAAACCTCGTTACAGAGCTCGAAAGCCTAAAGCGGAGAGAGACTCGCGCAAGCTAAAACCGACTCCTAAACAGTAATCCATGGGAGTTGGGGTTTG